GCTTTGGGGACTTGGACTTCATCTTTGGGGACTTGCTCTTACGCTTTGGGGACTTGGACTTCATCTTTGGGGACTTGCTCTTACGCTTTGGGGACTTGCTCTTACGCTTTGGTGACTTTGACTTGCGCTTTGGGGACTTGCTCTTACGCTTTGGAGACTTGCTCTTGCGCTTTGGAGACTTGCTCTTGCGCTTTGGAGACTTGGACTTCATCTTTGGTGACTTTGACTTGCGCTTTGGAGACTTGGACTTCATCTTTGGTGACTTGGACTTCATCTTTGGTGACTTTGTCTTTTTTGATAGTTTTACAGAAATACATTTTTTATTTTTTGATAATTTTTTTCCAGGTGGACATATTTTTCCAGTTGAAATTAAATAATATTGCACAGGTTTGCTTGTTTCTTTTTTAATTTCACCAACTTGTTTAAGTTTTTGTTTTTGTAAAACTAATTGTTCTTCAGAAATATTCATATATATAATATATATAAATAAAAAAGTATTATTAATAAAATTATTTTAAATCTTCATTGGCCTTTTGTGTTATGTTAATAAGACTACCCATTAAGGTTTTCATTTTTTGTGTTAATTTGTCTTTTTTCTGTTCATATTCTATTTTCTTTTTCATCAAAGTTTTAATTTCTTTTATTAATTTTTCTTTTTCCTGTGAACTAATATTCAACCCTAATTTTGTATTATAATCATTTATTAAATTTAGGAGTTTAGCTTGTTTTTTTTCTAATTTTTGAAAATCTTGTTCTAATTGATGAGCACCGCCTTTAAAAGCATATAATACAGAACCCATACCTCTCATGTTATATTTCTTAGTTGATTTATTAAAACTTTTCTTTTTTAAAGACCTATTTTTTTGCACAGACATTTTTTGTTTTTTAGATTTGTGTTTTTTAACAATATTAATTTTAATATTGCCTGCCATGTATAATATAGTTAAATAAAAATAAATTTATAAAATTATATAATTTCCAAATTTTTTTGAACAAATAAATCTTTATACTTTTGTCTTAAAAACTTGTCATTTTTATATGCATAGTCAGGTGTTATTAAATTAGGATATTCTCTTTTGTCTAATTGTTTATCACAACAAGTACCCAGTGATCCGTTTCCTGTCAAGTCGGTTTTACAATTATAACACAGAGGTGCAAATTTAGGATCTAATGAATAATATCTATAACCTTGGATTTTAACATTTAAAGGCATTTCGCATATATTATTATTTAATTTACCAAAAGAATTTGGATAATTTAAATTTTTGTTATAAAATGGACATTCAAACTCATTTAAGGGATAAGTATCCCATTTGTTTAAAGAATCTTTATTTGAACATTCTTGAATATTTTCATCTGTATTTTCACCTGAGAAAACTATATTATTAGATGTATCAAAACAATTCCCATTAGAATACATTGTTAAAATTTCTGATTTCTTTGTTAATAATTTTTCAAATTCTTCTTTTTGTGTTTGTGTAATTTGTATTTCTTTTCCAGATGTTATAAAAGGATCCATTAAATGTAATTTATTTTTGATTTCATAATAATTAAATAAATTATTTCCAGACAATGTATTTTCTTTATTTGAATTAATTATATCAATTATATATACAATATTTACATCAGAATTTGAAAATGTTGATTTAATATCAAATACATAACTACCATCGTCTAAAATATATTTATTTAAATTATTTAAAATACAATAACATGTAAAAACTCTTATAAATTGATAATTTGAGCTCGTAGTAACTATATCAAATATAAAATGGCGAGAGTTATCAATATCTTTCCAAAAAATATTTTGCAGATCTGGAACTGATAATAAATTTATATTAGGAAAATCTGGTGATAAAATATTTTTCAATTTATCTAAACAATTTTCTTTGAAAAATGTATCCATTGCAAATGTTTCATAATAAGATAATTGATTAAATGATGTTTTATTTACTTTTTCAATATTATATTCTTCATTAAATTTATTACTTAGTGCATTTTTTATTTTTTCATTTTGAATAATAATGTCTGTTTTCAATGGTTCTATTTCTATATCGGTGTTATATGCTGATACAAAAAAATTTTCATATTTAATATAAAAAACCCATATAAGAATACATGATAATATTGCTATAAATATTATATCCTTTATATTCATTCTTAATTAAAGGAAATAAAATAAATTATCGAAAACTATTGTCGGCAAAATTGACTTTTTTGGGTTGTTTTTTTTCAAACATCATTTCTCTTTCTGCTAATAATTGTTCATATTTTTTATCTACTTCATTGCCTTTTGTTGTTTTACCTTTATCAAAATTACTTGATTTTGCCATTGGTCTTTGTGAAGAAGATTGATAAGATATATTATTGGCCGTATTATTTCTTTTTTGTAAATAATCAGAGTAGTTTATACCATTATTTTGATTATCATTTTCTACATTTCCATTATTTTCTTGTGGTGTTTGTATAACTGGAGGTGGCTGATTTAAGAATTGAAAAGATTGTGTTTTTGGAAGAGAATCATCTATGCCAGCATAACCATCAGAAAAAGACCCCATTTCTAATGGATTAAACCCTTGTAATTCGCTTGGCATTTCTGGTTGATTAGGATTATTCATTTCTTCTAATTGTTTATTTAATTCATTAAATTGATATTCTAACCAAGTAAATGCTTCTTTGCCACTTAATATATATTCACCATTTTGAACAATAATAGTAGGAACATCTGTAATTTTAAATTGTAAGGCGGATTGAATATCATAAAAAACTTGCGGGCGTGTTTTTGTATTTGGATCTGCATCTATATTAATGCGAATAAATGAATCAAATAATTCTTGATATCTTAATAAATTTTGAATAAATAGTTTTGAATAATTACAATAATTGCTATAAAATAAAATAGGTCTTTCAAACATTATTATTAATTTAATAAAAAAAAATATATTATTTTTAGTTTCTTTACGTGTATGAATTATAAATAAAATATCTTTGCTTAATATAATAAGAAATGGCTGATATAAGATTAAAAAAAATATCAGTTGAAAGTTCGCCTTTAATTATCCAAAAAGGAAATATAAGTATAACAAATACTATTGTATCTGATTCTATCATAACAGGATCGTTAATAACAAATGGAGGAATTTCTGTAAATTGTACACATAATGCAACAAGTTCAACAAGTGGTGGTACATTAACTGTAGGAGGAGGAATAGGTGTAATGAAAGATGCATATGTAGGAGAAAGTTTAATATTAGATAGTTTAACTAGTACAATTAAGGTAAATGGCATTTCAGAAAATAGATTTTTTTTAGACAATATCACAAATAAACAATTTTATATTAGTTTAGATGGTATAGATAAAACATTTGAATTAAAACAAAATGGTATATATTTAAATAATAATACACCAAGTTTAAATTTTACAACTGGTGCATTAAGAATTCTTGGCGGTATGACTATAAATTCTACAGAAGAGAGTACAAGTATAACTGCTGGATCTGGGTTAACTGTATACGGTGGTAGTAGTATAGTTAAAAAATTATTTATTGGTGGAGGAATAGAAACTATAAATTCATCTAATACAATTGGAAATTTATACACAACAACAAATGGGAATATTGGTATTGGTACAACAAGTCCTACTGTTCAATTGCATGTAAATGGCGATATGCTTTTTACAAATGCAACTGGTACAAACTTACAAGTTACAAATGTAGATGCTACAATTTCAACTATTGGAACATTATTAAATACCAATTTAACTACAACCAACATTACTACTGGATCTTTAAGAGGAACAAATATAATAAGCACAGCTTTAACAACTGGTAGTATTTTTGTTAATTCAGGAAATTCTATTATACAAACGGTATCTGCAAGTATTGATTCAGGAACAGATGATCTTTATCATTATACAATTCCATCACCAATGTGTGGTACTGTAAAAGTATTAGCAGGAAGAACAGCAGAAGGTGGTTCAAGCGAATGTGAAGAGTTCAATATTACGTGGAATGGAAGTACAGCACCTATTATTACATCAGATAAACGAATGGTTTCACCTGACTGGGCTGTAAGACTTGTGAATACATGGTTTTATACAACTGGAAGTCTTGTTTTACAAAGTGCAAGAACAAGTTCATCTTATACACAAGCGATTGGTATTTATTTTCAAGGAAGATCAAATGGTGTGCCAACATTATCTATTCAAACGACCGCGCCACCTGGCGTGACAGTTGGATCTACTGGATTATACATGTCTAATAATTTTGTTGGTATAGGAATGAGACCAACCAATGCATTAGATGTTTCTGGTGTTGTGTCTATTACAAATGGTAGCTTAATTGCAACATTTAATAGCAATACACTGGGGTCATTAATTACAACAGGGGGGAATGTAGGTATTGGAACAACATCGCCGAATGTTGCATTACATGTTGTCGGCGATGTATTATTTACAAATGGGACAGCATCAAATTTACAATTAACTACATTAAATACAAGTACAGGTATTACATCTCCTAGTGCATTATTAACAAATGCAAATATAACAACATCAACCATAGGCACATTGTTAACTACAAATTTAAATAATACAAATATAAGCACAGCGACAATTAATGCAAGTACAGGTATTACTTCATCAAGTGCACAACTTATAAATGCAAATATAACAACATCAACAATTGGAACACTATTAAATACAAATTTTATAACAACAAATATTTCAACAGGTACACTCCAAGCAAGTACAGGTATAACTTCAGCTGCTGCATTATTAACAAATGCAAATATTACAACAAGTACAATCGGCACTCTTCGTAATACAAATTTTATTACAACAAATATAACAACTGGTGTGTTATTATCAAATGGTGAAATCAGTATAAAAACAATACAAAATGCTACAAGTAGTACATTTGGTGGGGCATTAACAATTTCTGGTGGTATAGGAATTGCAAAAGATTTATATATAGATGGTAATGAATATAAAAAAGGAGTGACAAATTATTATTCAGAATCAAATAATGTTATGCAAGTATATAATTCAAGTAATCAAAAGATATATTCCTTTGATAGAGATTATTTTTCTAACGTATTCTCTTTTTCAAGATATAATGGTGGTGTTTTAGTTGAAAAAACATTTGAATTATCACCAACAACTGGTGTTTTTAAATTTAATAATACAACAACTAGTACCAATGCAAGTTCTGCGAGTATTGTTATATCTGGTGGAATATCTTTAGCATCAACTGAAAATTCAACAAATGCAACTGTTGGTGGTGCTTTGAGTATTTATGGTGGGCAAAGTATTACGAAAGATTTAAATGTAGGTGGTAAATTATATATAAGATCGACTGATCAAAGTAATGATGTGAGCACTGGTGTTTTAGTTATTTCAGGTGGAGTAGGTATTTCAAAAAATTTAAATGTAAATGGTAATACTACAATTAATGGAGATTTATATGTAAATGGAACAACTACAAGCCTTGATACATCAAATACCGTATTAAAAGATAATATATTAGTATTAAATTCGGCACCATCTGGATTAAAAGATTCTGGTATTATAATTACTAGATATCAACAAGATAATAATTCTGGATTTGGAGATATAGTAAACGAATCTACATATATAGATTTTCAAATACCCAGTCAAGTTGGTATGACAAATACACAAATTAAATTACAAAACACTGCGAGTGCAGAAAACGATTATTATAAAAATTGGTGGATTAAAATAACATCTGGGTTCAGTAATAATCAAGTTCGTAAAATTACAGGATATAATGGATCTACAAAGATAGCAACATTATCTTCTGCATGGACAACACAAAATCCAGCAGAAGGAGATATAGTATTTTTATATAATAGAAATTATGTAGGTCTTGTTTATAACGAAACAGATGATATTTTTGTCTTTGGATCTACATTAGAAGATCCTGGAAACACCAGTGTAAGTTTAACAGACAATATCAAGTTAAAATCTGGAGAATTAATTGTATCAGGCACAAAATCTTCAACCAATTCCTCTTCCGGTACAGTTGTTATTGCAGGTGGCGTATCTATAACATCTTCTACAAATGCATCAAATAATACAGTTGGAGGAAGTTTAACTGTAAATGGTGGTGCTAGTATAAGACGAACTCTTTATGTAGGAGATGAATTGTATGTAAACAACACAAATATTACACCTAATACTGGTGATATATGGAAAACAGTGTCATTTTCTGCAAGTAATAATCAAGTTGCACCACAGACAATTACAGGCTTAGAATTAAGTTCTAGTATTTGGGGCTTTGATGTATTTTTAACAGCGCGATTAGATGCAACAACAGATTTATATACAAACTATCATTTAAGAGGTGTTAATAAAGCAAGTTCGTGGGAAATAGTAAAAACATATGTTGGTGATGATATGGGATTAGAATTTTCTATTACAAACGATGGTAAAATACAATATACATCACCTAATTTTGCAGGATTTGTGTCCTTAACATTCAAACTAAGAATGTTTATTAATTAAAAAATCTTAAATGTAAAAAATAAATGAATAAAGTATTCAATATAGATATTAATAAATGACAGTAATAGATATAAATTGTGAAAAAATTAATAATAAATGTATGCAATCTTGTACATGTATAAGCGAAAATCGTTATTCAGATAATATATTAAGAATATTTGATGTGGATGAACTGTATAAATGGGAAATCCAAGTATATTTAAAATTACTTGACACTAATATAACGCCATTTATATCATATAACAATAATAGAATATGTTATGAATTAACAGGATACATATCATTACGTACATTTTTGGAAAAAAAAGAAAATCAAGAAAAGAGTAGTTTAATTATAAATGAATTATATAGTTTTATAAATACATTTAAGAAATATAATTTTATACATGGTAATTTACATATAGATAATATATTTATAAAAAATGATCAATGTAATAAAACAAATTTTGATTTCAAGGTTATAGATTATGTAAATTCATATTTATTGAATAAAAAGTATGAAAATCATAAATATAAAAAGTCATCATTTGTTGGTGAATATAAAAAAAAGGAAAACAAATATTTTATGCAATATTGGGACTTTTTTACTATATATGTTTCATTAAAGTTATTTTTAAGAAATAAATATAATGAATTATATACATTACAGAATATAGTTGAAAGTTATATACCAAATAATATATTTAATAATATATTAAATGAAACATTAAAAGAAACAATGTATAAATCAATTCGTACGGAATTCTATGAATAATAAAATTGTACATTTATACATAAAAATCTAATTTTTGATTTTGTAAATATTTATTTTTTGTTATATGTGTTGGATAATTTTCATATATATCAAATGGCTTTGTTGTATTATAAGAAACAAAATTAGTCATTGTATTAATTGGTGTATTTTTTAGATGATATTGATAATATTTATCAATAATGTCAGTGTTTCTTGAAATCAAAACAGAATATCTATCTATGATATCATTTACATAATTGAACATTTTGGTTATTTTTGGAACAGAATAAATAAAATTATGTACATTATTTATAGCATTTGTTTTATATTGTAAAGCTTTTTGAAACATTTCAGCTATATTTTCAGGAGCTTTATGATCATCATTTAAATTTATATAATCTTCTATTTGTTTTCGTATTTTCATGACATTATTTGTATTTTTTAATAAATGAAAGAATTCTTGACTATTATATGTATTTAAATCTATAATTGAATAAAGAAATGATATTAAGTTTGAATCTAAAAATAAAGAATCTAATTTGTTATTTTGTAGCATATTATTAATTACTTTTTCATCATATCCTAATTTTTTTAATGATAATATATATTTATTAGAAATATCTTGTAAAGTTTGTAATTTAAACATTGTTAATTTATTAAAATCATTTATTTCATTAGTTTTTAATTTAAGATAATTTGTGCTTATAAAATATAATAAAGCCAATAATAATATTATAAATCCATAAGTTTTTGGTGTATATACAAATAAAAATATAGAAATAACAAGAGAAACTAAAATTATTTCAAATTGTAATTTTTTTGCATATAAACTTGATTGATTGTAAAAGAAATCGAATAAAGGATCCATAACTCTACTAATATACATTAAAATAAATTTAATATAAATTAAATAAATTACTATACTAAATAAGTAGGTACTAAAAAAATATGTGTTTTATATTTATAAAATTGATAAAATATGATTAAATCCATTATAAAACTTGAAAAGACTCCAATTATCCATTGAATATTATGTTGAATATATTCTAAATGTTGTTCTTTTGGTATATCTAATAATAAAATTAAAATAGTGGATAAAAATAATAAATTTGAAATATTTAAAATTATAAATGATGTTAAAGATAATCCTTCTGTTGATTTCCTTTTAAGATTTAAAACAATTTGTGGAACGCGAGAAAGAGTAAAGATAAACGTTGCGAGCCATGCTATTAAATTGGTTATAATTAAATTTGATTTGATAAATGGAAAAAATATAATAGATAAAAGAACATTTATAAAAATAACGATGAGAAATATAAATTCAAATTTACTAAAATAAAGAAATTTGTATTCACATAATCTAAAATTATGTAATAATGGAGTCAATTCATTATTAAAGGATAATTCTTCAATATTATAAATAATATCGTAATTAATATTTTCGTTTGTCCATTCGTTTGTTGTATCACGATTTGTTCGTTCATTCGTTGTTCGTTCATTAACACGTTCCATTATTCTGTAATATATTATTTGAAAAATAAGTATCAAGTTTAAAATTATATGATAAAATATAGTAAAAATGATTGCATTATTAAGTTCCTTGGCTATTGCACTTATAACTGATAAAATTTCTCCAAAAAACAAACTGAGTATTAATAATAAACTAATTGCATGTGAACTTTTTGTTTTATAATTTATATATAATTGTGGTATAAATATAAACAACCATAAAACATTTAAAACAATGGCGAGAATCCAAGCAATTAATTGACTATACATTTAATTATTCATTATGATTTTTTCATTTTAAATAAATTAACAAAATATGATTTAAAACAAATTAACAAAATATGATTTAAAAAAAACAAAATTTAATAAATATAAAAATGAACGAAGGAAATGAAAACACAGATGTTACAATTAAAGTAGTAACAGAAGGAATGGCAATCGAAGTAAAATTATTAATTTATTCTTTTCTATGTACAGTTGGCACTATTAATATGTGGTTATATACAAAAATATTAAAAAATATAAAAGACTTATATAAAACAAAAAAAAGACATTCTAATAGTTATGAAGAATTATCAAGTAATAATTAGTTAACGAATAAATTAATCAATTAGACAATTTACTGAACTTTTAGTAGTTTTATTAGTAGAAGTATCATTTTCGTCTTCTTCTAAAATAGTTGGTTGTGCAAAAACAAATGTAGAATTATGGTCATGAATAAGACATTCTGTATTATTGTATTTTTCTAAAAAGTCCTTGTTTTTTAATTCATATATTGATTGTTTATATTTTTCAAAATCTTCTTTATTATTTTGAAGGCTACAAAATAGTTGCCATGTTTTTCTTAGTTCATCTTTTACATTATTAAACCATTCTTTACTTCTTTTAATTCTAATATTGTTATATTTAGTTATAAAATAATAAATTGGGGTATAAGTATCTGGAAATTTTGTAATAATTTCATTTTCCCAATTAAGATAATCTTCTGTTGTATTTAACTCCATTGGTGGATATAAAAATTTTGGATCAGGACCACTATCATTTATTTGTAATAAAATTCCTTTATCTTGTTTTCCTTCGATTTGTAAATTAACGAATTCCTGTTTTTGCACCTCTGTGATTTCGCATTCAAGAAAGTCACAAAAATCAAGGTCAACGACCTCCATTTGGATTTGTGTTTGTATCCAATAATAAAGAGGTGGTGCATTTTCGTCTATTTTTCGAGCTTTTGGACATTTAATTTCCAACATAATACCATCTGGTGTAATACCATCTGGACTTGCGGCTAACCATTTTAATCTTGCGTGTGGTATTAATCCGAATTCAATAACTTGTGTATTATTTAATTTACAATAGAGTCTATTTGCAATTTCTTCATATTTTTTGCCCCATAAAGTGAAAATTGAATCTTTAAAAACATTTTCACCAAAATAACTTGCGCATTTTTTAATTATATACTCTTCGCGTGATTCATATGGATTTAAGTGTTCTGTGTCTTTGTATTTAAAATTAGTTAAATTAAATTCATTAACATACGGTTCGCATACCAATTTACTTTTAAATAAGCAACTTGCAGCTTCGCTTGCAGTAATACGTGTATTTCTTGCAGCATACCAAGCAGGCGTCCTTTGTTCAGGACATTTTTCATTTTTTTTGGTTAAATATTTAACCTTATTTTGATATTTTAGCAAATCCATTTAATATATTAGATAAATATAAATTAATTCATTTTTTAAATAAATAATTTCGCGATTTCGTTAAATATATTAAAATTTAAACTTTATAAATAATAGTTTAAACATAAAAGAACTAATAATAAAAATGTCAGTACCGGAAACTATTTCAACAACAGATGAATTTTTAGAACAATATCAAATTTTAAATAAAACATATACAGAAGCCCAAGACATTTTTTTTAAAGAACAAAAAATAGACAATCAAAAATATATAGAATGTATTTTAAGATCACGTGTTATGATTAAATATTTAGATGAGTTAAATTACATACAATTAAATAAAAATAAACAAGAAATTAAGACAACTTATTTTATTAGCGCAGAACTTCTTAGTAGAACAGTAGGGTTACATATGAACAGACAACATTTCACTGAACAGGAAAAAAATAATTTATATATATCTATAGCACATTTAAAAAAGTGTTTAGCGATAGAACCATATCACAAAAGTGCGATGGATTTATTCAAGATTATTTATATTTATTTAACAATTTTTAATCCAAATATACAAGAAAATATAAACTGTTTAAATCAAGTATTAATGGTAGACCCATGTGATTATCAATTACATTATAATTTTGGATTTATGTTTCACAGAGCAAACAAATTAGAAAGTAGTTTATATCATTATAAATTGGCAATTGGAATTATTGATTTACAATTAAAAAATCCAGAAAACACGCCTATTGTAACTCAAACTTTAGAACAATTCAAGGTAAAATGTTTAAATGGTCTTGGTGCTATTTATTTTACAATTCAGGATCGCGATTTAGCATTATATTATTTTGAACTTGCCAAGGAAATTTTACCATTAGATCCAGATGTGAATAATCAGATTGCGGTTGTATATACAGAATTAAGATTTACTGACAAGGCGATTAAACATTATAAAATAGCTATTGAAAATTATGAACAATCACATATATCAACAGACAAAGAAATGTTAATTGCAAGTTTATATATGAATATGGGATTAGCTAAATGTTACGAGTGTAATTTTACAGAAGCAATTGATTGTTATAATAAGGCACTTAAATATAAGCCAAGATTATCATTAGCATATCAAAACAAGTTATTAGATGTTAATTATATCTCGCATTTAATTGAAGATCCAATGTACATTGCTAAATTACATAAAAATATAAACAAAATATACCCGGAAGTTATAAGTGATTATAAAATTGGATGTCCAAAGTACAAAGTAAAAAAGGAAATTATTAAGGCAAAAAGCAAAAAGGATTTATTAAAAAGTAAGACAAAAATTAAAATTGGATTTGTATCTGGTGATTTCATATGTCATCCTGTAGCATATTTTATTCATAGTATTTTAGGCCATCTTAATTATGATATATTCGAAGTATATTGTTATTCTATGAAAATGGTAAAATTAGATGATATGTTTAAGGAATGCAATTGGTTTATTGTTAAAAATTTATCAAATGTGGAACTAAAGAATTTAATTCAAGAACATCAGATTGATGTATTATTTGATTTAGCTGCACACACAGGTGATAATAGATTAGATACATTTGTTTTAAAACCTGCTCCAATTCAAATTAGTTATTGTGGATATCCAAATTCAAGTGGTATTAAGTCAATGGATTATCGTATAACAGATAAATTTTGTGACAGCGAAAAATCACAAAAATATTACACTGAAAAGTTAATTTTTATGAATAAATGTTTTTTGGCATATACACCTAGTATGGGTATAAAAGATGCACCAAAGTTATGGGAACAACCATGTAAAAAGAATGGGTATATTACATTTGGATGTTTTAACAGATATAATAAAATAAATAGAATGGTAATATCTGTATGGGAAAAATTATTAAAAGAAATTCCGACTGCAAGATTTATTATAAAAACCAAGGAATTCTTAACACCTACACTTAAACAACAATTTATTGATAGTTTTGAAGACAAAACAGTACTTGACAGAGTACAAATTGTTCCATATTCAGATACATATTTGGAACATCTTGATGATTATAATTTAATGGATATAGCATTAGATACATTCCCTTATTCAGGAACAACTACAAGTTGCGAAGCATTAATGCAAGGAGTTCCTATACTAACAATATTTGACAATGTTAGACATTATCATTCGCAAAATGTTACATCAAGTTTAATGAAAAACTGTAAATTAGATGAATATGTTGCTTATTCGCAAGAAGAATATATTCAAAAAGCAAAATATTTTAGTGAAAATATTGATAAATTACACAATCTAAAGACAGAGGTAAGAGATAAATTTGCAAATGGTCCAATTTGTGATTATAAAGGTTTTACAAATGAATTTGAAGATAAAATTCTTTCAATTTATAAAAATCATAAATGGTAATTACTTTTCATTGTTTTAACACACAACGCACAATACACTTTTAATTAAATTTATTTAATTATTAAATTTAGTTAATTATTAAATGCTATAGATCCAAGAGTAAAATGAATACCTTGTTTAAAATTATTTAAATATTCTACATTATATTCTTCTAATATTAAAGTAACAAATCCAATTAATAGAACGATTCGTGAAAAGTCATATAAATCAAATTTTTTTTTCAACATTAATATAACAACTATTAATCCGAGAGATGCTTCAAAAACTTCTTGAATATATCTTTTTATAATATAAATAAATGTTTTATTATGTAATTGTTTTGGCGGTACATCAGTAATAGATGAATTATTTTTTTCAATTACTTGAGTTAATTTTTTTATAGAATCAATTAATTCATTTGTTTCTAAATTCATCATTACTATATTACAATAATAAAAATAAATAATAATTAATAACACTAAAATAAACACTTATACTTAATTTATTTAATTAGATTCTAGTTAACGTCTCAGAAAATCCACTTGGTGTAATTTTATTAAATACAACTTTTATTGCATGTAATTCTGCAATAGTAGATACTCCCAAATAACTCATACCTGAACGGACACCATTACAAATTTGTTTAATTTGATCAGAAACACTTCCTTTATATTCTATTTCGCCTTCAACGCCTTCAATATGGAAATTTGTATTGATATTACCATTTCCTAATTTTTCTTGTTTTGATAAATTTGCATAAGCAGATGCCATTCCTCTATAATATTTAAATCGTTTACCTCCTTTGTAAATAATTTTACCTGGGCTTTCTGTTGTACCTGCTAAAGAACGTCCTAATAAAACACATCTTGCACCAGCTGCTAAAGCTTTAAATTTATTTCCTACTTTACCTGTATGACCACCATCACTTATCATTGACACATTAAATTTTTTTGCAATTTTACTACATTCTAATAAAGCCGAAAATTGACAAACGCCTATTCCAGTTTGTAATCTAGTACTACATATGCTATTATGTACAATAGAATTATTTGCTATAAAACTGTGTGTATCACAATCTACTTCAATATCCCACGTTTCTTGAATATCATATAATTCTTTAGATAATACCTTATTATATACATAATCTTTTGAATACTCTGGACTTTTCATTGAACAAAACGATATATTTAAATTCATACAGCACCAATTAAATAATTCTATTAAGTATTCGTTCGAACCTGTTTTATTGTGTCCATCTGAATCAATTAAACCATCGTATAAACCTTTAATATATTCTATATTTGTACAATAATACTTGTTTGGTAATTGTTTATTTATGTTTTTACCAAATTCATTCAATAAATATGTAAAACATTTGTTATAACAATTCACGCTTAACACATTGTCACTTTTAACAGAAACAATACATTCATAATCTAATAATTCTTGTATATAATCTTTTACTTTATTTGCTATATCATGTTTATTTAAATCAAATAACCACATACAACTACCACTATAGTTATCTTCATCTATTTTTGTATTACCATCACCTAAATATGTACCAAATATATATCCTAATTTATAATTAGAAGTAATAGTACCTGTTTTATTATATTCGTTTAAATCAATTGTAAAATTCTTAGATAATAACCACTCAATTTTATTTGGCATTAACGTAAACATTTTTTGATTGTCTATCTCACTAATCTGTTTCCATTTATAATTTGGTACAGTATTAGTTTGTATGTCAAGTAATTTTGTAGTTTTAGAGGTTATACTTAAATCACTTATCCAATATTTATGATCTGGTGTTACAAAAATATCTTTATGCCAATTATTTGTATTTATTTTCATAACTTGTTTTTTACCTCTATTTATAATATTTAATACTTTAACTGGTTTACCATATTTATTTATAACATATTCGCCAATTTCAATTTTATTAATATTTTTATATGTACCATTTGCCATTAAAACTTTAGTATCTTCTGTAAAACATCCATTTCCAATACCAACACGAATACAGTCCGCGCCTGCTTTACAGAGAAATTTAAATCCATCTGCTGTACATACATTACCTGCCATAATAGATATTTGTGGAAACGTTTTTTTAAGTTCTTTAATAGCGTCAAACATCATTTGTGTATAACCATTTGCAACATCAATACATAATAAATCTACACCAGCTTTTACTAAAGCTTCGCCTCTTTCCATATAATCATTTATACCAATTGCGGCACCTACTATAAGTTGACCATTTGTGTCTAATGAAGCTATATTTTTATTATTATTAAAATACATTAAATTTTTAAAAACAACTAATCCTTTTATATTCATTTCAGAATCTATTATTGGGATTTTTTCTATTTTAAGACTTTTATATATTTGTAAAATTTTTACATAATCGTATTTTGTTATATAATTTACATCATTTTTAGGAGTCATAATATCTTTTACTTTTAATTTATTACACATTATTTCGCCATTTACTAAAATATTTACGTCAACATCTTTTTTTGAAACAATTCCTTCAAATTTGTTAAAATCATTAATTACTAGAATACCACTAACGCCTTTTTCTTTCATAAGATCTATTAATTCATATACAAAACATTCTTGATTAATTGTATATGGATCATCTATTACATAACTTAAATGACGTTTGACTTTTTTGACCATTTTTACTTGTGTTTCAATACTTTGAAAACGATGGATAATTCCTAAGCCACCATTTAAAGCCATAGCTATAGCCATGTCATCTTCAGTGACAGTATCCATAGGACTTGAAATAATTGGAATATTAAGTATAATTTTATCTGTTAATTTTGTTTTTAAAGAAATATCTTTTCTGGATGCAACATTACTAAATTGTGGACAAATAAGTATATCATCAAATGAATAAGAAGTAGGTATATTGTTCATTTTTCTTAGACTAATAATCATTATAAAAATTTTATTTTTAAGTTAAAACAAAATTTATAAACATTTGTTAAAGTTTAATTTAATTCCATTTGTTGTTTGAATATATCCTTTAATATTAATTTTATTTACATGAACATCTTGATGACATTGTTTACATAAACATACCAAATTATGTAATGAATTTTTATGAAAATGTCTTGTAAAATTGTCTTCGTCAGCTGTACATTGAAATTCAATATGATGAATATCTAATGGAATATCTGTTTTTTTTGATGGGTAATACCCACATACTTCACAAGAATCTATTATTTTTTTTGAATTGTATTTACTTTTTTTATTTGATAAAATTTGTTTTTTATTTTTTATTAAATCATTTCTTATTTCAAACGCGTTGTCTATAAAAATGGAATCTAATCCAACTGCTTTGGCAACTTCCAACCCATATAATTCACTACAAGGACCGGGTTGTAATTTTCTATGAAAAATTATTTCATCATTATTAATTTCTACACTTAGATGACAAATTTTTAAATTTTCTTGTTTCTTTATACAATCTAATGTAGCAACTTGATGTAAATGTGTTGTAAAAATGAATTTACTTTGTTTTTTTAATAATTCTAATATAGATGCTGTAAAAATAGATGTAGCGGAAATAACTTCTGTGCCTTTAGTTAATTCATCACTTAATACAAGGGAATTTGCATCTGCCAATTTTAATATTTTTTTAAGCCCAATCATTTCTGAAACAAAAGAACTTTGGCCACGCCATAAATTATCATACATATCAACTTGTGTTATTATAGAATTAAATGGATAATATTCAAAATTTGAACATGGAACATATAATCCACATTGAGCTAAAATTATACATATACCAACGGATCTTAATAAACTGCTTTTACCAGAAGAATTTAATGCATAGAGAATCATTCCGTTAGTTTTATTATCTAAACAAATATCATTTGGAATGTATTCTAAATTATTGTTTAATTGTTCTATAATAGGATGTCTAATATCTTTTGCACTAAAAAATGCTTGTTCAGAAGATAAAATTTGTGGTTTGCAATAATTGAATTGTTTTTTACATTTGATATTGGAATTAAGAATATCAATTAATTCTATAAAACTTTTTAATTCTTGAAATAAATTTAATTTAGAATATTTATCATAAATAATGTTTAATTTTTCAATATAATTATTTTTATTTAATTTGCATAAAATATCCTTTTTAATAACCAATTGAATAGATAATTTTTTTAATTCTTCAGATGTTATTTTACACATGTTTGTATTATTTTTAATTTGTAGTTTATCAAATTCCTTTTCAGATAGTTCTTTTTTAATAATATTTAAACGTAATTTTGTACATGACAATGTATAGCCTTCAGTTTCTGAATATACAAGTTTTATTAAATCATTTTGATTTTGTATTTTGCTATTTTTAATAATTATTTCTTCTAAAGATGATCTAATTTTTTCTATTTTGTCTTGTATATTATGGATTTCAATATATATATTATCAATTTCTGGAATATAATTTTTATTAAAAATTTGTATAATTTCATTTGAAATATCAGTTAAATTAACTTTTTTAAGTTCTTCAATATTAAATATTTGAAGGCATTCTTCAAGTAATTGTTTAGTATTATTTAATGTATCATTATTTAAATAAATATCACACGACGATTCTTTAATTAAATTTCCAAGTTCTATGATTTTATTATATGTATTATAAAGTGAATAAAATTGATATGGATGTAATGCTTGTAATCCCATTTTTCTATGTAGTCTTTCAAAATCACAAATATCTCTTAAATAATTATCTATTTGATTTTTAGAAAATTTATTTAATATATTTTCAAAAGACTCTGCCATTTCATAACGTTTTTCTATTATTTGTGGATTTTTAAATGGTTTTAATAAGAGATTTTTTAACCCTCTTTTCCCAACACTTGTTAATGTTTTATTAATAACATCAAACAAACTTTTGGCAGTTTTTTCATTTGTATTTTTAATAATATCAAGTTGATTTAATGTATTCATTTCTAAGGTTAAATAATCATATTCGTGAATTATTTTAGGCATTTCTAAATTTTTTACATATTTTTCATCGTGTTTTACTATAAAATCTATTGTATGAAGTATATTAAATATAGATAATTGATACATTCCTAAATCAAAAAATTCAATTGGATCTAATAATCCAAAATTAACATGAGAATATATTTTTTTTAGATATGTATTTTGATAATTACGATTTATATAAATTTTATAATTTTCATCATTATAATTAATATTTTTCCAATGAATAGAATAATAAGATAAATTTAAATATTCTATAAAATCATTTTTAATTATTTTATCGTTTGTATCGTTGATAATTTTGATAATTATTTCGGAATTTTTATATCGTGATAAAAGTTTAAATATTTTATCAAACAGTGAATTTAGTAAAGTATCAGAAAATTCATATATGTCAAAGTTATTTGTAGTTAAATTTAAATTTATTATGCTACATAAAAAACAATTTAATTTTTTTGATTGTATATTTTCTATTACTTCTATAACAATAGATGTTAAATCATTACCATCTTCATTAAATGTATCTAATTCAATCGGTTGAATGCTTGAAGAATAAATTCCTGCAACAAAACGTGTAACTTTTCCATTTTGTTTTTCTTCATTTTGATCTATTAGAATAACTGTATAATTATTTTCAAGTAATAATGGTAAATATTTATTAATAGATATTTTAGGAAATCCTGCCATAAAAGGATTATTCTCAAGATGATCTAAATTTTTATTTCTTTTTGTGACTTGAATGTTTAAAATATTTGCAATATCTGTTAAATGTCCTATTTTTTTATCAAACATTTCGTAAAATGAACCAATTTGCATCAATAAGCATATTTTTTCACCATATTCGTTTTCATATTTTTTGAAATATTTAAAATATTCATGTGATATTTTATCATCGTTCATAATGTTAAGTATTATTAAAAATTGTATTTAAATTAATTGTATTTGTTGTATTTATTTTATAAATTGTTTATTTATTTTATAAATTATTTTAATTTATTATTTTATTTTTATAGTATATATATAAACAAAATGAATGTGCAAGAAAGAATTTCTGATATTTCAAAAATGGCTCAGGGAGGTGTTGATAGGATTTTAGCTAATCCATACATTATGGCAGTTGTTAAATTAACTTTAGTAATTTATGCAGTAAGAATTGCTCCAAGATTACCACAAGCAGCTGAAAAGGCATTAGAAAACACTTATGTAAAAATGTTTTTATTAATGTTAATTGTTTATCTAAGTGAAAAAGATTTCCAATTATCTATTGTATTAGCTATAGTATATGTTATTGCAGTTAACTTTATGGCTGGAAGAGGTCCGTTAGAATCATTTGCAAATTATTCATCTGAATATACACCACAAACAACCAGTAAATTAATAGAACCAAAAACTGCAGTATATCCAGGGTGTTTAAATATGACAATGGCCGATTTAGAAAAAGCATTTGCTGGAGATCACCAAAAATTAGCTGCTGCCGCGACTTTAGCTTTTAAGGATTTATTATCTATGGTAAAAGATAAAACAGCAAAAGAACAATTAATGAAGATTGCTTATGCAACTGGACTACCATACAACATTGCATTAAATGATGAAAATGCTCCTTATATTGCAACTATTTTATTATATCGTGGATTTGATTTAGGAAGTACATGTACTGCGCCAAACAACTAAAAATTTTATTTAATTTAATTTAAAGCTAAAATTATAATTAAATTAAAGATAAAATTATGAATTTATCTCAACATTTTTTTAATCATGTTATTATGGGGATGGGATTAACGACTGGATCGATGTTGTCATTTCATTTATATTTATATATATGTGGAAATAATGAAAAAGATAAAAATAAAGAGTTAATTAAAAAACAAGTTAAAGAAAATGAAGTACAAACACACGAGCTTTGCGAATTTGAAGAATATAAACAATTTTTGGAATATCAAAACGTGCAACAACTTGAAGAATACCAAAAATACCAAGAAAATCACAATGATAATAGGCAATTTAACGATCAACAACAATTTGATGATTATATAGATGATGATTTCTTTTGGTGTAGATTATTTAAAAAATTGCTTAATTTCTCACATTTTGACATTTTATAAATCAAAATATTTTATAATTTCATCATCTGACATTTTTGTTTCGCCAAAATAAGGGTATGCTAATTTTTCTTTTAATAATATACAAGATAATGAATTTTTCTCGTGTATTTGTTCTTTTTCGTTACTGTCGTTACTGTATAAATAAACATCTGCAAGTGTTCTACCAAATTTATCAAATTCTTTACAACAAATATAGGCTATAACAAAATTTTGATTAAAGAATTCTTTAAGCTCTTTTTTATTAAAATTTGTATAATCACAAACATTAATATTATTTGAATTACATAAAAGATTTATCATATAATTTTTTGCTTCTAAACCTTTATTATGTATTTGCATATTTTTACTTTTTATTTCACATGTATCAATTCCGTTTAATCTAATACTAAATTTATAATAGTTGTCATGTAAAGGAATAATAACAGTTAGTGTATCACCGTCTAATACATCTATAATTCTACAAAAAGTACAAGTACCGTTTAATGAAAAAAAATCTGTATTGTTATAATTAACAGTTTTTAAAGCATTTATATCATTCAAATTCATTTATTATAAGTTAATAATAAATTAATTATTTAATTCCATTTTTACAAATTGTTCTGTAATAGATTCAGTGTCTGCAATTGGTTCTTCTTTTTCGTCAGATGTAGTTATATAATATTTAGATAATTTTCTTGATTTAACTGATTCTGTATCACGAGTGTCTTCCATGTCAGTATCTTCCATGTCAGTATCTTCCATGTCAGTATCTTCCATGTCAGTGTATTCTGTACCTTCGTATTCCATTCCTTTTTCTATATCATCGATATAACCAAACAAAGAATCTATATCACTTGAATATTCTGTACCTTCGTCTTCTTCATCAGATTCTTCTTCGTGTTCTTCGTCTTCTTCGTCTTTGTCTGTTTCTGGGCCTTTTTTTTGTAACCAATGTGGTGGCAATCTTCTTGGTTTTCGTGGAGGAGGAATAAATGGTAAGCTTTCTGTGTCTATAATAGATGTCTCAGTGTCCATAGTGTCTGAACTGTTATTTTTACCATGTATAGATATATCTGTCATTAATAAAATTAAAGAATCAGTATCTATATTTGAATCAAGATCTGAATCAAGCTTAGAACTTTTTGATAAAATATCAGGTTGATCATTACTTCTTTTTCTTTTTTGAACCATTTATTATTTATAAATAATAAAAATTTCATAAAAATATTCTAGTTAGTAATATCTAATATTTTCTTTATTGATTATAATATTGGGATACGATAAATAATTTTCAAAATCTAAATTTTCAAATAATTTTTGTATTATATTTCTATAAAATTTTTTTTCATTTGAGAAATTTTTAGAATTTTCGTGAATTAATGTAGTTTGATTTTGCATTACAGAGTTTAATTTTTTATATAAAGCTATTGAATAATAAGTTGATAAAAATAATAAATGAACATTTGTATTCTTCAATTTATTTAATATATCTAAAATGACATGTCTATCAATAGAGCCATCCAAGATAACAATTGTTTGTTTATTACTTTTTTTAATTTCTTTTAATGAATTTGTTGTTAATTTAGATGATATTTTAATTTCTGTAAAGTACAAATATGGATTATTATCAAACATTTTTTTAAATTTTAATTTATTAGAATTATCACTAAAAACATATACGCATTTTTCAAATTTATCCTTGCATTTATCCAATAAACTATGATCATATAATATTTCATTTAATTGTTGTAAATTTTTGTAAAAATCAGAATTCATTATTAACAAATTATTTTTAGCAAAAGATTCATTTTTATTAGATGATTTTTTGATTGTTGTATATTTTTGTGAACTTTTAGAAGAATTACTAGAATTATCTTCAGAAGAACTGTCAGAATTATGTTCACAAGAACTTTCAGAACTATCTTCACAAGAATTGTCAGAACTATGTTTAGAAGAAGTGTGTTCTGAAGAACTGTCAGAATTGTCCTCATACGAACTTTCAGGTGTATCTTTTGTAAAAGCTGTAATATTCCTTGTGTTCATTGATTTGATAAAATTAGAAGAATTACTTTTTGATTTTAAATTTTCAGCATTACCTATTAAATCATTTAAATTTTCGGTTTGAACATGTTGTTCAACTTTGTTAATAATGTCTGGTACAACGTCGGTAATCGGTTTTTTAGTCGGAACTTCCATAACTACTTCTGTAATTGGTTTTTCGGTAACTAATTCTGTAACTACGTCTGTCATTGGTTTCTTAGTCTCAACTTCAGTATCTTGTTGTTGTGTAACTACTTCTGTCATTATGTCAGTCATTGGGTTTTTAGTCTTAACTTCAGTAACTACTTCAGTAACTACTTCAGTAACTACTTC